CAAGAAGGGAGCAAATATGGAAGAAAAATCAAAAGTTGTTAAGAAGGCAGAAACTAAAGAAGCTGCAAGAACTTATGGTAATGGTTCAAAAGAAGGTAGAGGTTTAAGAAAAGGTATCACTAATAATAGAAACTATGTTTACAGTAATAGTGGTGTTAAAGTAGAATCTCTTGAGTCTGAAGTAAAAATGTTAAGAGAAAAGAATGAAGAATATAGAAAAGCATTAAATGTTTTCAGAGAAAAACTTACTGAAGTTGCTATATTCAACTCAAACTTGGCATATGCTACAAGATTGTTTACAGAACATTCAACAACTAAAAAAGAGAAAATCAATATCTTAAGAAGATTTGACGATGTTGAAACTCTTAAAGAATCTAAAAATCTTTACAGGTCTTTAAAAGATGAGTTAGGAAAAACAGAAACTAAATCAGTTAATGAATCAGTTGAAAAGACAATCAATAACACAATGTCTTCAGGTTCAGCGACAACTTTAATTGAATCAAAAACGTACGAAAATCCTCAATTCTTAAGAATGAAGGATTTGATGACAAAAATAAAATAAATAAAACAAAACAAATACTAAAATGGGAGCATTATTAGAATCAGGTCTTGTTGGTAACATCGGTCTTAAGCACCTTAAAGTTATCAAAGAAGATACAATCAACAAATGGGACAAATTAGGCTTTTTAGAAGGTCTTAAAGGTCACATGAGAGAAAACGTAGCTCAACTTTACGAAAACCAAGCATCATTTTTAATTAATGAAGCATCATCTACATCTGATACAGGTGCATTTGAAACAGTTGTTTTCCCTATCGTTAGAAGAGTTTTCTCTAAATTATTAGCAAACGATATCGTTTCAGTACAAGCAATGAACTTACCAATCGGTAAATTATTCTACTTTGTACCTAACATTCAATCCTACGAAACAGGTGGTGGTCAAGATGACAACACAGGAATACATTATCCTCCTTACGGAGCACCAAGTGGTCCTGCATCACCAAACGCTGGATATGATTATAATACAGGAAGAGACCTTTATGATAGATTCTACGAAGGTAACGAACCTGCATTAGACCCTCCAGGTTTATATGATTATTCTAAAGGACAATTTAGTTCTATCACATCTGCAGTTACTTCTTGTGTTACAGCACAATGGAATAACACAACGTTAAACTTAGACGCAGCAGCATACGCTTTAACTGATTACAGAAAAGTATTAGTTATCATGTCAGGTTTTGCATCTGTAGCTGCTGGAAAATTAATTGGTCCAGATGGTAACCCAATTGATACTGAAGCTTTCTTAGCTGATTTAACAATCAATGGTGTTTCTACAAATACAACAACAGCAGGTGGAGGTCCTTACTTATTCAGAGTTGTAACTCAAAGATATGGTAAAGGTATTGTTCAATACGGTAACAATAACCAAAACTTAGTTTTCCCTAATTCATTAACAGATGGTGGTCAATATGACAACATTTGTGATGTAAACGGATTCATTTATTTGGAAGTTGATTTACAAGTACCAGTATGTATTACTTGTGGCGGTTCTATGGACGGTTACACAGGTTCTACATTCTCTTCTTCTACAGCGTCTAACAACGCGTTCTCAGCAACTTATAGAATCTATAAGAACTTAGAATTTGAAGATAGAATCGGTGAAGTTTCGTTTGACCTTATGTCAGTAACAGTTTCTGTAACTGAAAGAAAATTAAGAGCTCAATGGTCTCCAGAAATGGCACAAGACGTTGCAGCATTCCACAACATTGATGCTGAAGCTGAATTAACAGCTTTATTATCTGAGCAAGTTGCGGCTGAAATTGATAGAGAAATCTTGAGAGACCTTAGAAAAGGTGCAGCTTGGAACTTAAGATGGGATTACAACGGTTGGAAGAGATTAGGCGGTAACGCTCAACCTTACACACAAAAAGACTGGAACCAAACATTGATTACAGCAATCAACCAATTATCTGCACAAATTCACAAGTCTACTTTAAGAGGTGGTGCTAACTGGATTGTGGTTTCTTCTGAAATCAGTGCAATTTTTGATGATTTGGAATATTTCCACGTATCAAATGCGGCTCCAGAGCAAGACCAATACAACATGGGTATTGAGAGAGTAGGTACTTTAGCTGGTAGATACCAAGTTTATAGAGACCCTTACTTCCCACCAAACCAAGTGTTGATTGGACATAAAGGTACGTCTTTATTAGACACTGGTTACATTTACGCACCATATGTACCTTTACAACTTACTCCAACAATGTACAATCCATTTAACTTCACACCAATCAAAGGTATCATGACTAGATACGCTAAGAAAATGGTGAACAACAGATTCTATGGTAGAATCACAGTTGATGGAGTTAGAACATTTGACTTAAAAGAGTTAAGATAATCTGGTCCAAACCAATTATACAAAAGGGTCCTCACAAGGGACCCTTTTTTTATTTCCAGTATATTTATCATTATGATTAAACAGAATTGGAATATTGACACAGAAGAAGTTAAAAGAATATTAATGATGCATGAAAGTGCAACAAAAAATTTATACTTGGTTAACGAGCAAATTAAAAAAACTCAAACTATTGAACCAAAAACATTTGATTTACCAAGTCAAACTTTTGCTAGTGGGTATCATTCCGAAAATGCGTTAAGTCCTAGTCAAAAAACGCAGATAACAAATGTCTTAACTCAAATCGCGGATTATTTAAAACAGTACAAAGGAATCCCTATGGAAATTCAACTAACCACAGGGGAATCCAAACCAACAAATTACGATAAAGAAAATAAGAAAAGTTTAGGTACAGGAGAACTTGCAAATTTAAGAGGACAAACAATTACAAGAATATTAACAGATTTTTTTAACGGGTTAGTTCAAAAAGGAGAGTTACCTTCCATGCCAAAAATCCCACAGTTTAAAACCGAAATAGGAAAAACACCAAAAGGATTGGACCCAAATGACCCAAAATATCAGGCGGAACAATTTATTCGTTTTTCTGTAGTGGCATCTGGAGAAGTAACTACGGAATGTTTAGTTGGTTTAAAAATACAATTTGTTTACATAAATGAATCAAGCCCACAAATACCATGTAGAGGAGACCATTTTTGTGATGAAGCGGTTTTTGCGGTTTATTTGAATAAGACAAGAGTGGGAACTGCCAACTTAAATAATGGAGGGTGTCAAGGAAGAGATTGTAATAGGAATTCGGTTGTTGAGGTTACTCCTGAAATGGTTAATCAAATAGTTAATAATCCTGAATTTGAAAAGAAAAAACAGTTAGTGTTATGGTATTCTTGCTTAGCCCAAAATTGCCATTCATCAATACCTGAAATTTACATAAAAGACAAAAACAATAAACAACTATTCCCAAATACCAATTTCCCATCTCCTTGTGTTGCGACAGGTTCCAAAAAAGGTGATAAAGGACCATGGTCTTTAATGGTTTTAGATGGATGTGGTATCCCAATAAAAATGTCAGTACAAGCCACCAACGAAGAAATGAAGGCGATACAAGATGAAATTGCGGCTGAAGAAGCAGCAAAGGTGAAAAAGAAACAAGATGAGGATGCTAAAGTTGCCGCTGAACAAGTTGCTTTACAAAAACAATATATTGAAGTTGCTCAAACACAAGGTTTTAATTTTGTTAAAAATGCTCTTAACACAAATGTTTTCACAAGAACTTACAATCTACAAGTTTTGGGACAAAGAGAAGAAGGCGAATTTTATGTAGTTAATCTAAAAAATAAACAAAAATATCCAACTACTATAAAATACATTAACGATACAATACAAAATAAAGTAGGACAATTTTCCGTACCAGGCAATCTTGAGTTTATAGTAAGATATCCCCTTATACAATTTCAGTATTCAAAAAGAAAGGAAAAATTTATAAAAAACTACTCTCAGGCAACTCCTGTTGATGGAGAACAAAATTATTTTTACTTAACTTCCGATATTGAAAATGAAAAAGGTGTTACAATACAAGGAACAAAAGGAAGTATTTTAAAACTTATTATTCAATAATTAATTAAATTTTGTAGTATCTAATATAGGTACAAAAACAGTATCCCTTTTTGTCCAATCTTTCCCATAAAATTCTTTAGAATATTTTTTCAAAGAATTTTTGGAATACCATTTTACATAAGATTGTTTTGGCATTTTTACAATACCATGTCTTGTAGAAGAACAAGAAGTAAATCCCACTAACAATACAATAAAAAGAATTAATTTTCTCATAGATACAAAGATAAGACATTTTTTGTTTTCATCAAAAAAAATTTTACTATATTTATTATTAGATTTTAAGTTATCAGTCCCCAGTCGTAATGGCTGTTGAGTATTCACGGATACAAAGGTATTGGTAACGTAGTCATAAGCTAATATAAAATTAAAAAAAATGAATTACGCAACACAAGTGGGCAAACCGACTGCGCACATCACAAAGAAAAAGTCACGTCTAAAGGTCTATAACGGCCATATTGTCTTCTTAAATGATAAAGACAATTTTGAATTTGAAATTCATAATCCAACAAACAAAACAGTTCTCTGTAAAATCAAATTAAATGGTTCTTACATATCCACAAGTGGTATTGTATTGAAGTCAGGTCAGAGAGTGTTTTTAGAACGTTTCCTTGACTCTAATAACAAGTTTGAGTTCAGTACCTACAAAGTAAAAGACACGTCTGAAAATAGGTCTGCAATTGATTTAAATGGGGAT